ATGTGACATCGGCAGGTTCAGATAAACTTATTGTATCGCCTTCTTCAGTTACATAGTCGGTCATCTTAATAGTAAGATTGTTTCTTTCTCTTGAAACATCAAACGTGAATATGTCGTGTTCTAATATCATTTCTTCTTACCTATTAATTCTTCTATCTCATCTGCTAACTCTTTCATAGACTTTAAAGTAGTCATTATAGAACCTTGTTCTATCTTATCCTTCAATGGTGTGTTTAACCATTCAGTTCGTTTTTTAACACGCTTCTTACGTGCGTTCTCTTGTGCCTTATGGTAACTATCGTTTTTCATAATAAATCGTTTAAATCGTTTGTTTTAAATAATATGATTTTCACTTAACCATTTTCTAATTGAACCCCAAGTTTTGACAACCATAACCGTATGATGGTCTAAACCCTTTTCTTCGTTATCTATTGTTATAGAAAACCAAGAAAGTTTATTACAATGTATTGTTATAGTACCAAGAAATTCATCTTGAATATCTATCCAACCATTATTAATTACATCTTGTTTTAAATTTTTCATTGTATTTAATTTAGTTTTGTGTCTTATGACAATACAATAATAAAATATTTTTTACAAATAAAAAAATATTTATACGTATTTCTGTTTTAATGTTCTGATATGATCGTGAAGTTTAGACCAGTCATCCGATTCAGATTCATCGTAAGACCACTCTATCTCTTTTTTAATGAGACATTCAAGTGACTCTAATAATAGCAGTTTATCTTCTTTTAAGGAGGGTTTATGTCTCATAAGGTTAATTTATGTCTCACAGTTTATTATGTTATTCCATACCAACATCTCGACTAATTCGTGAAAATCTTCTTTCTTCATAATAACATATTCACCATCGTTCTTTCTTTTATGGTATATGATCTTATAATCATCACCATCTGCTTCCATCTCTTTGAATATCTTATGGTAAGAGGGATTATTAATTAATGATTTACATTGAACTGCAAACGGTTTAGTGTTTACTAAATCAATCTTTCTATCATCCATCATCTTAGATGCGTACCTAGAGGTTTCACAATTAGACCAACCGAGTTCTCTATATTCTCTCCGTATTTGTCTCTCGTAATCGTGACCCTTTCTTCTGTTTGTGTTTGACATAAAATATACTTAATACTGCTATCAATCCAATAGCAACAATTTTAATTAATCTTTTTCTTACCATCTCTTTCTACAAATAAAGCATAACCCAAATAACAGTAGTTGATCACGTCTGCAAACCTAGAATGTATAGGTTCACTCTTTTTGAGGTTAGCATTATTGATGTGACTTAGAATAGAAGAAAAATGTTTATCCATAAAAGTCGCCCATATTTTCATCTCTGAAATATTTAATCTATCTGCTGTGTTCTTAAAGTTTGCAAGAACATCAGTATCTTCATTTGTGTATTCAGGTCTTTTATTTGCCATTATATCAAATGAATAATCGTTTAATTGTTTTACTAATTTGTCAAATTCTGTCTGTGTCATATTACTTTTTTTAAAATGTCATACTTTACTGAATCAAGTTCTTTGATCTTACTTAAATAGATCAGTTGTTCTTGACTAGCTTTTTCTCTTTCTTCATTGGTAGAATCAATACCAAGATTACATTCAATCTTTGCCATTGCTTCCATCAGAGAATCTATCTTTGCTTTCACTTGCTTATTGGTATTATAAGCACCATAGATTTCTCTTTTCTCGTTTCTATTTAAATCATCAGTTGTTGGTGTCATAAAATTTATTTATTTCATTTATTTCGTCGTATGATAATTTAAAATATTCATTACCATCTAAACCATTTACTTTTAAATTTTTCTTTTTATAATATTCAAAATTGTTATTAATGTGATTAAAAACAATTCTTTTATTATATACTATATGGTTAATCATATTATATTCTTTATCGCTATCTGCATTTAAATACCATTCTGCAATTAATGGTCTTTGTTCGTCTTTAAATATTTTAATTGTACTCATAAATTCTACATCATCTATACTCTTACCATTGTGACGTGAATATCTTATTGTGATATTATTGTAATTAGATTCTTTAAAATTAACCCTTTGAGCGAATGGGTATATCTTTTTATCTTTTTTAAATAACAAATCAATTTTAGAATAACCATCTAATAATTCACAAATATCAATGTCATAAGATTCTACACTATAAAAAGTACCACCACATAGACTTTCTAATTTGTTTTTGTTTTTTTCAAAAAACTTAATAGACTTATTTTTATCTTCTTTGAAAACACTCATTTCTTAAATACTAATATATTTTGGTGTACTTTAACTAACTTTTTGTTTTTCATTGTATTATTTGCCCTCATTGACGCACTACCTAACTGGTCTAATAATATTGCCTCATTATAGAAACTCATACCACAACTCTGAAATATTTTAATTGTATCAGGCACAAAACCATAATAATTACCGTTCTTATCTCTTACCTCACCTACAACAAAACACGCAAAAGAATTTTCTTTTAAAAGGTTACAACTTTTTTCAATTATGCTTTTATAAATGTTTATAAAATTACTATAAGACATATTACTAATATCACCCTCTAAATCGCTATAAACCTCTAAGTCTGCATAAGGTGGGCAAGTAAATAAATAATCAAATGTCTCAGTAAAATCATTTAAAACTAAATTACTATCACCAACATAATAATTTGGTTGGTTATCAACGCCAAGTATTTCTATTGCTTGTTCTCTATTACTATCTATCTGTTCTTGTCTTACATCAATACCAGTATAATTATAGCCTAACTTATTAGCTACGATACCTCGTACTGAACCCCCAGCAAATGGATCTAATATTTTACCACCGTCAGGGCAAAACCAATGGTATAAAACCTCACATAACGCTGGGTTAAATATTGATGTTGTTTCTTTAAACCTTTCAGCAAAACCATAACTGTCACCGTGTGTATTTGTTTTTCTGCCAATCTCACTCTTAATACCTAAATCAAGCCACATTGATTTTCTTTTTGACCAACTACCTTGTTTAAGATCAAGCACACTAAATGGTGGTTCTATAAATTTTTCTCTTAATGAACCTTGTTTAAATAGACTTTTATTTTCTTCTTTTTTTATTTCTTGATAAACTTGATTAATTGAAGCATCACCTTTTTGTAATTTTTCAATCTGCTCTTCAGTTGCACGTTTTTTAATAACATCTGCTTGTGCTACTTTGCTATTACCCCATTTTAATTCTTTAGCTAATTCGTTTCTTGAATTATGTCTTTCTTCGTCTTTTTTTATATAACTTTTGTCGATTTTCGACAAAACCTCTTTATTCAACTCACCACCTTTACTTTTTTCTTTTAAACCTTTTAATTTATTTATCTTATTTAATTCATCACGCAAATCATATTTCTGCCAATCATTTAAATTTCTTCTACCTAATTGATTTAAATACATCCATACTTCAACTTCAGTTTCACTATCAAATTGCATTTCGATAGTCTTATAATCTAAATTATGTTTTTGTGCAATTTCATATCTATTGTGACCGTCAATGATAAAACCATTATATGTAATTATTGGTTCTCTTATGCCTTCTTTAATACAGTTATTTTCTAAATCTTTAAATTCATCATTATCAATTTTATATATAAGTTTTTTATATTCTTCTTTTATCTGTAACATATCACACAATTAAACTTCCATCATTATTTATATCATCCCAGTAAAACCCTGAGACCTTATTATCTTTTATATAGTCAGACCACGAATTAAACGCAGTTCTCCAAGCTACCTTACCCTTCTCTATAAGATCATCTGATAAAGAATATACTGCAATGTCAAATGGGTATCTGTTCTCTATAGCTATGAATCTAAATTGATTGTGAATATCGTTATAACCTAACATTTCAGAATAGAAACACGCTTGAAGATGATAAGCATAATTGTAGATAGCACTTCTAAACGCTTTAGGTGAAGCGTCTTGACACGTTTTAATGTCTATGATATATCTACCCTTTTTGATACCATCTGGTCTTATACGAACTGGTACGTCTTCATACGTACCGTAATAACTATGCTCTATTTCATCTAAGGTAAATAACAACTTATTTGCAAGTTCATTGTTCATAGTATTCTGCACTATCTGATCTAAATATTCTTTTTCCTCACCTGACACCACAATCTTCTCTCGGTTTTCAGACATTAATTGTTTCTTATATTCTCTATCTTTTTTTGTTCTAAGGTTAAGGTTCTTAGGTAATGCTAGTATTTCTTTCTTTTCAGGTTCTAGTAAGACACTATGAACTGCACTACCAAAGTTCATAGAAGGTGTTGATATAAACTGTTCTCTGTTTAGATAATGATATACAGACTTCTTATATATCGTTTTAAGACCACTAGCAGATATGCTATCGTGTGAATGGTATTCTTGGTTCGTATCTTGTTTCTTAATCATTGATTTTATTGATTTTATTTTTTAGATAATAGATGCCGTATAATACTATCGGACTAAAAGCGATAGCGTTCCAAATGTTAGGATGCCAATGCTCACCACAGAAACCAAAAAAATGTCTAAAAAATTCTATCATATTAAATAAAAGTAGCACTATCATCACCGATTATTAACCACTAACAATGAGAAATGAATCAAGTGCTACTAAATAAAACTAAACTAAATGTATGAAAAACTAAAACGGTAGACCACTATCATCTTGTGAAGTAGCCTGCGTCTCAGTCTTACGCTTTATCTTGCTCGGATCGTTCCAAACAACATTAACATTTTTACCAAATTGATCAGGTTTATCTTTCTTAGATATTCTCAACCTAACGAATTTATTGCCTTTATAATCTTCTACAACGCTAGGATTTTGCTTGATCTTATCAAGATTCAAAGTCACGTTGAAGAACTCTCCATACTGACCAGTAACGGTCTTACCACTACCTAAATATATAGTCTCACTCATATTGTTTATTTTAAAAGTTTATTATTAATACTTTGTGCTACCTTACCGTTAGCACACCAATAACCAAACTGTGATGCAGTTTTAATTATATCACTTTCAGTTATGTCTTCGCAGTTACCACCAGTCTTTAAATTCCAAAAGTCAATAGATGCTTTTATAGATGATTGTCTAATTATTTGATTTTGAGTATCATTCATAATTCACATATTAAGGATTTTAAAAAACCGATTTTAACCATTGATTCTAACTCACTAACTTTTAGAGAACTAGGATCATTAAACTTGTTATGTAAAGTCATAGGTGTAATACCCATCTTTTTTGCAAGAGTCAACTTCGTCATACCAAGTTCTTTTAATCTATATTCTAGTTGCAATCTTTGTAACATACTTACTAAGGTAACATAAAAATATTTATTTTACAATATTTCTTTTTATTATCGTATAATTTATTTAATATTACTTCAGAAAGGAAGTCAGACCCTTAATAGATATATTTATTATTTATTATACTCTTTAAAGAGAGTATAATAAATAAATTAGATATACTAATCTAATAGACATACTAATAATAAAATAATAAATCTTTTTGAATTATGAAAGGACATCAGATGAAAAACGACCCAAAGGAGAAAATAAAAAGTGAGGCGATGGTTTCAGTTAAAGTTGAAGAGTTAATGACCGAGTTTGAGACGGCAGAGGCTACATTTAAATTTGCAGACTTATCTAGTAAAAGAAGCAAATACAATAGAGACATAGACAAGGCTTTCTACAACCACGCTAAAAGCTACATAGAGAAACTCTGTAAGCTACTTGTCTTGGTGAATGCAGGTGAGATGTTTCATCTGCATAAGTACAGAGAGGCATTGATAAAACATAAACAAGAAATTAATAAAGTGTATGAAATGATAAACGATATAAAACTATGAAAGGAAAATTAC